AGAGAGTGAGAATGTACCAGTACGACTACCGTACTGAAAGTGGTGAATTGTTTAGCTGTTGTGCATCGACTTTAGGGGCGTGCAGAGAGAAAAGAGATATCTGGTTGAAAAAGATTCTGTGACTTAAAACTGATTGTCACAGATAGAATTTGAAGATATTTCGTTATCTTTGGTTGTGGTAGTATCTTTGGGGTACTATCGCGGGTTAGAGAAGTCTAGTCATCTCGCCACTTTGACTTGGTGGAAATCGCAGGGGCGGAGCCTGCACCCGCAACAATGAATATTAATTTAAAAATGACACGATTATGAACATTCTTACATTAAGTATCAAACAGAAATATTTCGATGAAATCTTATCTGGTACTAAAACGCACGAATACCGTGAAATTAGGCCGACTAACGCAAAGAAGTATATCACTTATTTATGTGGTGGCAAAGAGTACAAGGTAGATGAAGAATTACCTGAAGAGGGTGAAGTTGAGTTGAAACCGATTAAGTACGATGCGATTAAACTTCTTACGGGTGCCTATAGTGGTAAACGCCCTTATATTATCGTTGAAGTGAAGAACGCAGAAGCGGTCATTCTCACCGATGAAGACGGTAATGATATTGTTTACCCCTATCAGGGTGAAGAATATCTCGCAGCCCAAATGGATTATACATTAGGTAAGATATTAGAAAAACATCTTTGATTGTTTAATTTAAATTTTATTGCTGAGTCGCAAGAAGAGTAAACAGAGTAGCTGGCCCCCGCAGAAATATGAACGGTGCCGGCGCAGGCGGTAGATTAGTCGCCAATCGTAGGGGTACAGCAAGTGCCACACAGTTAGGATCACGCAGACAGCGTTACAGTGATCTTCGTATTTCATTTGGATTGTCAGGTGGTTAGCTATGAATAAAGTAGAGCAAGCGAACCGGTATATAGACCTCATTCGGGTAAAATCGAATGAGGCTTTACTGTTTTTATCCTTGGGTAAAGATTCGCTTGTCTTACTTGATTTAATCTATCCGAAGTTTGATCGGATTGTTTGCGTGTTCATGTACTTCGTCAAAGACTTGGAGCACATAAACCGGTGGATTGGCTGGACAAAAGCCAAATATCCAAAGATTGAGTTTGTGCAAGCGCCTCACTGGAATCTTACTTACATTCTTCGTGGCGGGCTGTATTGTATCCCTAATCCAAAAGTGAAGCTGCTGAAACTTGCGGATATAGTACAAGCTATGCAGTTAAAGTATGGCTCTTATTACACATTCTTGGGGATGAAGAAAGCTGATGGCATGAATAGACGTTTGATGCTGAAAGGGTATGAAGCTAACGGTTACGAGAATAACGGTATGGTTTATCCTTTGGCTGATTGGACACAAAAGGATATTCTTGCTTATATGAGGCAGCACAATTTACCCGAACCAGTTCGATATTCATTGAAAGCCAGTTCGGGAGTAGGCTTCAACCTTGATTGTATGCTTTGGATGGAAAAGAACTACCCGCAGGACTTACAGAGAATTTACAAAGTTTTCCCAATGGCTGAAAGAGTGCTCTGGGAATACTATAATAAACAGAAATAATAGGAGGATTGCCGAGTTAGACGTAGGAAGACAAGAGAACAAATTTACGCTCAAGCAGAAAGATTGAGCGAAGCTAACTGGAGAAGAAGAAATACATGGAGTAGTAGTGCAGCAAGTAGGCGCGCAAAACAATCCCGCGATAATCTTATTGCGAGAGCCGAAAAGAATACTCTTCGACAGAGAGGGTTTGGATTAAGCAATGGCTAACATGGAACTAAGTAAATACATAAAGAGTGAATCGGTGGAGCTTAACCGCTCTGCCATTCACTTTGCGGACTACAACCCAAGAAAACTATCCGATGAATCCCGTAAGACATTAAAGCGTGGTATCAAGAAATTTGGCTTGGTCGGTGGTATTGTGGTGAATAAACGTACAGGACTAACCGTAGTCAGTGGACACCAGCGTTTGTCCGTCATGGACGAATTACAGAAGTTTCCCGATAATGACTACTGTATCCGTGTCGATGTCATTGATGTGGACGAACAGCAGGAAAAAGAGTTGAACATTTTGATGAACAACCCTAACGCACAAGGTACTTGGGATTTTGATGCTCTTGCCCGAATTGTTCCCGATATTGATTGGAAAGACGCCGGTTTAACGGATGCCGATTTGAACATGATTGGCGTTGATTACCTGTTACAGACCGAAGAAGAAAGCTCTATCGCAGACGCTCTGTCTGATATGATGGCACCAGTAACCGAGCAGAAAGAAGCTGATAAAGCTGCCAGGCAGTTAGAACGCGCCGAGAAGGTTGCCCATATGAAGGGGATCAAGCAACAAGTAAAGGAGAACGCACAGAAGACAGCCGAAGATATGGATGCCTATGTGATGTTGTCCTTTGACACCTATGAAGCTAAAGCCGCTTTCTGTGAACGGTTCGGATATGAACCTGATATGAAATTCATAAAGGGAGAAGTGTTCTCTGACCAAGTAGAAAGGATAGATTGATATGGCAAAGCCGAAGTTTGATTTTGAAGATGAACAGAACTTAATCCGCATTGAGGGTTGGGCTCGTGATGGTTTGGACGATAAACAGATTGCAGCTAACATAGGATATAGTGAAGCTCATTTCTCAGTATTGAAAGGAAAACTTTCTAAATTATCTAAAGCATTAAAAAACGGGCGTGCGCCTATTGATTTTGCCATTGAAAGCAAGATCTACCGTAAGGCAATGGGTACAAAGGTCAAGGTTCAACAGGCTATAAAAGTGAAGGATGTGTATTTCGATGAAGAAGGTAGAAGATGTGAGAAGGAAAGAATAGAGGTTGTCGAGCTTGAACAAGAAGTGCCACCTGACACAACGGCTGGTATATTCTGGTTGAAGAATCGTAAGCCTGAACAATGGAATAGACCTGCCCCGAGACTTGAGGAAGACGATGATATTCCAAAGAACCCAGACAAAGGTATCTGTATTGACGAATGGATTAAAGGTAAGATTGAATGATAACTCCACAGACCATATATCATCCGTTGTATGAGGATAAGGAGAAATTCATCATCCTTATCACCGGTGGACGTGGTTCCGGCAAGTCTTTTAACGCTTCCACCTTCATTGAACGGCTGACCTTTGAAATGACGGAAGCCGAGAAGATAGTTCATCAGATTCTCTATACCCGTTACACAATGGTTTCCGCTGGTATGTCTATCATCCCGGAAATGATGGAGAAGATAGACCTTGACGGAACAACCAAGTACTTCAAGACTACCAAGACGGATATAGTCAATAAGATGACTAAGAGCCGTATCATGTTCCGGGGTATCAAGACTTCTTCGGGGAATCAGACGGCAAAGCTGAAATCCATTCAGGGTATTACTACCTTTGTTTGTGATGAAGCGGAGGAATGGACGAATGAAGAAGAGTTCGACAAGATAATGCTCTCCATCCGTAAGAAAGGGATTCAGAACCGGATAATCATCATAATGAATCCTTGTGATTCCAATCACTTTATCTACAAAAAATACATCGAAAATACCCATAAACTCGTAGAGATTGATGGGGTGCAAGTCCAAATCTCCACGCACCCGAATGTACTTCATATCCATACGACCTATCTCGATAACTTGGAAAACCTTTCTCCAGAATTTCTGAAGGAGGTTGAGGATATGAAGGTGAGAAATCCCGAAAAGTATGCTCATGTGGTTATCGGTCGCTGGGCTGACGTTGCGGAAGGTGCTATTTACAAGAAATTCGGAATTGTTAAGGAGTTTCCACAATGGGCGCAAAAGGTTTCAATTGGTCTCGATTTTGGATTTACGCATGATGAAACTGCTATCGTCAAATGTGGAATTGTCGGAAATGACTTGTACATAGATGAGATATGCTACAAGACACAGATGCTCACTAAAGATATTATTCAAACGCTTCGCCCGTATGGTATGAAGGTGGTAGCCGATAGTGCAGACCCGCGACTTATCCAAGAGATACATAACGGAGGGATACGAATTTATCCGGTAGAAAAAGGGGCAGGCTCTATCGTGGCAGGGATAGAGAAAGCCAAAGAGTTCAATATCTTCGTTACTGAACGTTCTTACAATCTCCAAAACGAATTGAGAAAGTATGTTTGGGATAAAGACAAAGACGGAAGATATATAAATCAACCTAAGGACGGTCAAGCTGACCACCTATGCGATGCCTTTAGGTATTATGTATATGGGGTTATTCTTGGCAAAATTCAGAAGCCGAAAGATTTAACTGGAATATTCACGCATTAAAAATATAAACTATGCCATTGAGTTTAGAAGAAATATTAGCATTGCCCGATATAGGGCAGAAGATAAGCTACCTGAAGAAAGGTAGAAAGACCGAACTTCCCGACTGTTGCAAACTTTGGGACGATTGGAACCCAGAACGCCACGAAATCATGGTTGACAAAAAGAAGTACCCGGACAGAAAGGTTCTTGAAAAGGATAAGGAAACAGTTTTCGATGAAAAGACCGGAAAGACCTATGAAATCGAAGCGAAGTACAAAACCGAATCGGTAAACCGCATATCAATTCCTTTAGAACAGGATATAGTTAACATTCAAACCGCTTTCACTGTCGGTACAGAACCGTCTATGGACTGTACTCCGACTGATGATGACGAAAAGAAGCTCTTGGATGCTGTCAAGGCTGTATTCAAGTCCAACAAAATCAAGTATCAGAACAAGAAGATTGTTCGTTCCTGGTTATCCGAACAGGAAGTTGCCGAGTATTGGTATGCGACCGATGATGATTCGTTTTGGGCTAAGTTTTGGAAGAAAGTTAAGACTACCTTCGGAGGAAAAGTAAAACCCACCAAGAAACTGAAAAGTGTGTTGTGGTCGCCATTCAGAGGTGATAAGCTCTTTCCGTTCTTCAACGATGAAGGTAAGATGATTGCTTTCTCCCGTGAGTATAAGAAAAAACTCATGGACGATTCGGAAATTACCTGCTTTATGACTATTACAGACAAGATGGTTTATCAGTGGGATTTATCTAAAGGGTACGAGGAAAAGACCGTTTTCGCTCATGGATTCCCGAAACTGCCGGTTATCTACGCTTACCGTCCTGAATCGTATTGCAAGAAGATAAAGACTTTCCGCGTCCGGTTGGAAAAACTACTATCCAACTATGCCGATTGTATCGACTATCACTTTTTCCCTTTGCTGAAACTGATTGGCGATGTAGAAGGCTTCATGGGTAAGATTAAGGATAGGATGGTTAAACTCACAGGGGAAGGTGCAGATGCTCAATATCTGACGTGGAATCAGGTTCCTACAACGGTGGAACTTGAAATGAATACTCTTTTTGAGAAGTCATATTCAATGACTAACACACCTCAAATCAGCTTTGAAAAACTTAGTGGTTCGGGAAATGCTTTGTCGGGAATTGCTTTTGATTATGCTTTTCTTTCCACTCATTTACAAGTTCAAAATCATGCAGAAGTTATAGGGGAGTTTTTACAGAGAAGAATTAATTTTATCATTTCTGCTTTGGGTGCTATAAATCCGTCTGAATTTAGTAAAGCGTCTAAAACCATTGATATAGATACCGATATAGTACCTTACACTCTGAATAATATTGATGATAAAGTCAGTGTTGCGGTGAAAGCCGTGTCGGGTGGTGTATGGTCACAACGACATGGGGTAATGTTCGCTGGAAATATTGACCGCATAGAAGAAGAGCTTGCCGAAATCAAAGAGGAACAGGAAGCTAAGAATAACAATATGGTTTCTCCTAATGCAAAGGAGTAATTGATTGCTTCATGTTTTTATTGTAGCATTGAGCGGAGCTAATTTAGTTCCACTTTTTCAATGTTTAAATTCTGTATTATAAAATATTTATGCTATAAAAGTTCTATAATTCAATATTATTGTGTATATTTGCATCAAAAGAATGAGATATGAGAGTTGTATCACATAAGAAATTGAAAGAGTTCTACCAAACGAAAGGCTATGAAGATTCACGCATAGCTTTAGAACGTTGGTATGATATAGCAGAAAAAGCAGAATGGAAAAACCTATCTGATATTAAAGTAGATTTTCTTTCTGCTGATTATGTAGGCAACCAGCACTATGTTTTTAATATCAGAGGTAACAATTACCGATTGGTGGTAGTTGTTAAGTTTACAATAGGGTATGTTTTCATCCGCTGGGTGGGGACTCATAAAGATTACGATAAAATAGATTGTTCAACCATTTAAGATAGAAGATATGAATAAAGTAACAAAAGAACAATACGAATTTGCATTAGCAAGAATAGAGGAACTTTTGCCGTTGGTTGATGATAATACTCCTGCAAACAATAAGAATGCGGTGGAGCTAACTATGATGTCTGATATAGTCATAGCATACGAAAAGGAGCATTATCCGATAGAGAAACCAACTGTTGCTGAACTGATAGAGCTTTCCCTTGAAGAAAAAGGAATGACGCAAAGGCAACTTGCTGGCGAGATTGGGATAAGTCCTTCTCGGGTTAATGACTATCTTTCTGGTCGTTCAGAGCCTACTTTAAAGATAGCAAGATTACTTTGTCGGGTATTGAATATTCCTCCGGCTGCGATGTTGGGATTCTAATCCAAAATACAAATATGAAAAAGAGAAAGAAAATAGTATTACTACTAGGTGCAGGTTTTCCTGTAGCATGGGGAGCTCCATTTTCCAAAGATATTCTTGATAGAATAATTGAAGATAAAGAATATATGTATGATAGTAATACAACTTGGGGTAAATTTATATTTGATACATTAAAATCTTTTTATGAAGAGGAGGACGGAGTCACTGTTAATTTTGAGACAGTAATTGCTGCATCGGAATCTATAATTAATTATGTTATAGCGTCAACCAATGAAAACAGGAATTCGTATAATACGTCATTTACTCCTGCTATTAATGTACTAATAGACTCCATTCAGCAAAAACTAGATGAGATATCTGATGAATTAGAGAAAAGGAGGCATTTTTATTCTATATATAAACATTTTGTGGATATTGTTATTCAATTCATTAAGGGGTATGATGAAAAAGCTTGTGCTGCTGAGTATAAACTACTAAATGACAGATTGAATGAATTTATTGAATCTTTATTGAACAAGAAATATTCAGTAAAAATATATACCACAAATTATGACGCTATGATACCTCAGATTCTTTCAAAGCGTAAAATATATATGGGGGAACATCTGTTATCTGATTATAGTATTGTTTATAAAGCTAATTATTTAAGAAATAAAGACTCTCATTTAAGTTACTTTTACCTACATGGCTCTATCTATTGGACCTTTAAATTTGTAGAGAATAAATATAGAGTTGTAAAATCTACGATAACTGGAGAGGTGCAATCCTTAACTGCTCAAGGCGGAAATCCGAGTGAGAATCTAATTTTTAGCCCGATAATTGTTGGGTATACTAAGACTCAAAGAAGTCTAATGAATCCTTTAAATATCGGATTTACTAATTTTGCAAATGATTGTAATGATTGCAATAAGTTGCTAACAATAGGGTATTCGTTTTCTGATCCACATATTAATTCTATAATTCAAACTAATGTAGACTTTAATAAAGTTCGGCTTGCATATATAGGATTCGTTGAAAGGTTTGAAGGTTCTTCAGAATATACGAAAATAGATTACTTCATAAGAAGATTGTATAAAAAAAATGAGGATGAAAGTTGGTTCAACTCAATTAATAATAATTTTATTGCATATAAAAAAGGGTTTTCTAATTTTATAGAGAATAGAGATAATTGGGCTAAGATTTAAAGACTACTAGCATAAAAAGGCGTGACTCCACTCGGTTTCACGTCTTTTTATGTTGTTCTTCCCAATAAGCGTCTTAAACTAAAATCTATATCTGTAATTCTAATTATTTCTATTAAATCAGAATAGACCGCACCTCCTACTTTAAATTGTTTATATTGCTTACTTAGAAAAACTTCACGAGAAAGTTCTGCTCTGGGGGTTACTTCTAGAAAGAACCATTGCCCACATAAAAAAAATGTATAAAAGCCGTAAGTATTTATATCATGAAATTGAGATTCAGAAAAAGGGAACTTGGGATGTGAAGTATCTTCTACAAGAATAATTCCATTATTTACTAGATAGTATAAAGGGATATCTCCGATATTATAGCGTGCAAATTTTCTAATTTGATTAAATCGATTATCTAATCCGTTACCTGTTATTTTATGATACTCTTGAAGGAACATTTCATATATTCCTCTCTTGAATTGTCTTGCAAATGTTATTAGAAATCTATCATTAAACTTAAAATGTGATTTCAGAACTATTTTCCTTTTTGCTTTCCAATACTCAAAATATATTGATTTTAATCTTTGCGGGTTATCCTCCCTATTAAGTAGAGTTTTCATTAAGCCAAATATCTCTTTGACACAAACTTCTATACAAAGTTTAGGAAATACTAAATTATCTGGTTGGCCGAAATAGTGATTGCATTCATCGCAAATATCAACACCAATACTTATGCTACCTAAACTTTTAGGCATAGTATGTGGCTTCTCTTTAAATGTTGTTTGAGTTGCATCTTTGCCACAAAAAATGCAGAATCCTTTATTTCTATAATCCATGTTTTTGCTTTATTTTACAGCAAAAATAGAATTTTAAATTGATTTCTTCACAATCTCTTCTTGGTGAATTCTATACTACCCAATTATTTTCCTTTCATCCTTATACATCCTACTTTTATACCGTATTTGTGACAATCGCTTTGATGTCACGAATAGGAAGCTTAAATATTTACTAATCATCTGTATTGGTGGTATTTTTACTTCCGCAAATTGAATTTCAAATTTAATAATTCATACGGTATGAAAGGAAAAATCTTAGTAGCACTAAAAACGAAGTATAAAACCTTTGGGTTTGGTGATAAAGCATTTGACGGGGTGGCTGACTACTTATCTAAAACCGTTACTGAAGAAAGTCAAATAGAAACTGCTATTAGTGGGGTCGAAGGACTTTTAAAAGCTTTTCAAGGAGACATTGATACTGTTAGAAACGAAAAATCGGGTCTGCAAAAACAATTGGACGAATTGAAAAATAAAATCGAGAACCCTAATCCCAATCCTAACCCAAATCCAAAGCCGGAAGATAAGAAAGATGACATGGCGACCATCATTGCAAATGCGGTGAGCGCTGCTGTTAAGCCTCTTTCCGATGAACTCGCTCAGTTTAAGGCTGAGAAGTCACAGGCTACCCGGCAGGAGCAGATTATGGCAAAGGCAAAGGAGTATGGTATTCCCGAAACATTCGCAAAGCGTTATGCGATTCCTGATGATGCAGACTTAGACATTTATTTCAAGGACGCTAAACAGGAACTTGCCAATATCGGCTTTAGTGGTGTGACTCCTCCTGAATCAGCGGAAACAAAGATGGAGAAGGAAGCTGAATCTATTGCGAATATGATTTCGGAAGGAACAAAAACTATTGTTGAATCTAAAAAGTAAAATTTATGGCAGCAGGTACTAAGTATAACTTGACCCCGGAATACAAACCGGAAGAGTTCTACCGTGTTGAGACGGGTGTCAGAAAGAGCGGACCGTGGAAGTTGGATATTACCAACCTTGTAGTAGGCTCTGTTCTTCCTGTATTCACACCTGTACAAGCGGACTTGAAGAAACGGGCACTCGTTCCCGTCCGCAATGTGAAAGTGGTTGAAGCTTATACCACAGGAGACTCTAATCTCACCATCAAGGTGGCAAAAGATTCTTTGGCTTATCAGGGTATGTTCATCGGAAGCGGAAAGAAAGGCGCAGAGGTAGCATCTATCGACAAGTCAACCAAGGATTATGATGTATTAACCATCAAAGCGGCTTTCGGAGAAAATATCGCTAAGGATACGGTTCTTTTCGAAGCTACCGCAGTGGGTGGAACAGTGAAGAAGAACACTGCAAACTTCGTTCTTTATGATGCGAAGAAAGTTGAGAGCGATGGAGCAGTTCTCTGCACTCTCTTGATGCAAGCCTATGAGGTAAAGGAAAGCAAGTTGGTTCTTCCGATCCATGAGCTGGATAAGGTGGGATTGACAAGCCGTTTCCAGTTTGAGTATTAATCATTAAAAGTTTAGATATGAATTTGACCATACAAACTTTATTTACAGATCCCAATATCGTTCAGGCGATTATTGACCGTGTCCTCCAGTTGAGACTGGACACAATCTACTGGAAGCAATACGGAGATTTCTTGGAAACCAAAACCCGTGTTTTCAAGACTTATCTTGGGACAGTAACGGGTGTTGTTGCCGGTTCCATTCTGGGTAAGAATGATCAGAAGCCTATTCGTGAAAGACGTAGCCTTGGAAGTGGTTATACTGAAATCGCCTATTTGGGCGACCGTTATCAGATGGATATTGAACGTCTGTCGCAATTGCAAGACATCATTGATAAATTCAATGCTGCCAATACCGCTGACCAGCGTACAATCTTACAGGAAATCATTGATTTTATTGTTGATGATTACCGTCAGATTTTGCTTGCTCCACACAAGCGTATGGATATTATCGTTCCTGAATTGTTGATGACTGGTAAGGCGCAGGTTCATTTGGCCGATAATAAGGAAAACATCGAATTGTTGGACATCGAGCTACCGTTCCACTTCCTTACTCCTGACGCTTCAGCAAAGAATGCATTTATCTCTTACTTGCAGCAGGAGATTCAGAAATTGAAAGCCAAATACGGTGTATTCTCCAAAATGATTATGTCTCGTGGTACGTTTATGAAGAACATTGTAGGGGCTTCTGAGTTCGGTGATAAATTCAAGATGATTCTTGGTGAGCGTGAGTTCATGGTTAATGCAGGGTTGGTGACTGACCAGATGGCATCCAGCGTATTTACTGGAATCGGGCTTCCTGCAATTGAGATCAAAGAGGACTACGTAGAGAATCAGGCGGGCGAGAACGTGCAGATTTACGCCGACAACCGTATCACCCTGTTGCAGACGGACAAGGTGATGAAGATGCGTCACCATAAGCCGTATGTAATGACGGACCCTGTTCCGGGACGTTCTTACAATACTGCTGAAGGTCAGATGTCGGTTTGCAACTATCGTGACGAAGAAGGTCGATACATGGAATACACCGCTGAGTGGATTCCTGAATTTATCTCTCCGAATAAGATTGTGAACTTTGATCTTTCAACGATGAACGCATGACGGTAAACGACTACATACAGCAAAAGTTTCAGACTTTCGGCATCCAGTTGTCGGAGGCTGACCTTTTGGATATGTGTCTGAACTCGAAGATAAGCGGAGAGGATGAGATGAACGAGGATTGCCAAACGCGGGTGTCGGTGGCGATTGCGAAGTTCATCCCCTCTCTTTTACTTCGTGCCACTTCAATCGGTGAAAGCGGTTTTTCTATGTCCTGGAATCTTCAGGGAGTTAAGGATTACTATTCATTCCTGTGCAAACAGTACGGGTTGAAAGATGAACTGAGTAACAAACCTAAATGCACCTTCTTATGATATTTGCTCCACACATATTGCAGGTAAAGGTGATTAAACCGATGGATAAAGATGAGTTCGGGCGACCGATTCCCGGAACAGGTGGTGAAAGCTGGCAAGACGTATGCAAGTGCCGTTGTGATGATAACACTACGAAAGAGTTTTCCTCTGATAACGGCTCTGTATATCGTCCGAATTATCATATAGTATGTGAGAAGAGAATCACTATTAAGGCAGGGCAGGAGGTTCGTTGCATGGATAGTGAGACCGTAAGAGGGCAAGGCGAGGCTTACACGGTGAAGAGTACGAACTACTTTAATTACTCGGAATTATGGATGTAGACTTTGATTTCTCTGATGTCGATGATTTCTTCGATGAAGGAGAATGGGAAGTAGAAAAGAAGATGATTGATGTAGCCGATGAAGCCGTGAAGTACGCGGAGGAACATGGCGATTATCAAGACCACACACTCACTTTGAGAACGTCCAATGATTACGATGTCGATAAAGACGGTTTGACGCTGAAAAACGAAGCGGAATACGCTTCATTCGTGGAATCTA